TCCCTTCGCATAGTGTCGCGAAAATGCAGTTTTTGGGGAGGTCCCGGTAGGCTAGGGGTTGGAGGTTTGTCATGGGTCAGAAAGGTCGACCGCCGAAACCTATTGAGCAGAAACGATTGTTGGGTAATCCTGGCAGGCGTCCACTGCCGAAGGAAGGCGAACTAGCGGTGTTGCCCGCAGCGTCGTCGGTGCCGGAACCGGAACGCCCGTTGGAGGCTGATGGGTATTTGTTTTGGCACAGGATTTGGTCGGCTGGGATTCCGTGGATTTCTCCGTCGACGGATGTCGAGTTGTTGATGATGGTGTGTGAGTCGATTGACGAACGTCGTGATTTGGTGGAACGGTTGCGTGAGACGGGGGACAAGTCGGACCGGCGTGCGTTGCGTGCATTGAACTCTGAGATTGTTTCGAACTTGTCGTTGTTGGGTTTCAGTCCGGCGGATCGCACTCGTCTCAATCTTGCCGAGGTGAAACGGCAGTCGAAGTTGGAACAACTGATGGCGATGCGTGACGAGTTGTGATTACGGTTGTGACGGGTCCACCGTGTGCGGGGAAGTCGTTCTACATTCGTGACATGGCGTTACCCGGTGACATTGTTGTGGACATGGATGTGATTGCGTCGGCGCTTGTGGTGGACGATATTGAACAACATGACTATTCGGATGAGGTGCGTGCGATCGCGAGGGCGGCACGGAAGGCGGCGGTTCGTGAGTCGTTGCGTGTCGGTCAGGTGTCTCGCCGGAACGTGTGGATTGTTCACACCCGCCCAACCGCTGAGTGGTCCAGGATTTACCGGTCGGTGAACGCTAGGGTGAAGGTCATCGACCCTGGACGTGACACTTGTTTGTCGAGGTTGGCGGAACGTCCACGGTCACAACATGTCAGAACTAGGCGGGTCATAGATGAGTGGTATGCGGGAGGTTGAGGGGTTCCCGCCTCGATGGTTGACGCCGGTTGGTAAGGTTGACACGTCGCCTCGTGCGAAGTTGGCGTTGAAGTTCATTGAGGACTTCGGTGTGATCACGAAGGATTCAGTGTCAGGTCGGACCGGTCAGAAACTCGTGTTGCGGGAATGGCAAAAGGAACTTGTCCGCCATATTTACGCGGACGACGGTGAGGGAAACTACCGCTTCAGATTGTGCCTTGTAGGTCAACCTCGAAAGAACGGGAAATCGGCGCTTGCCTCACACCTCGCATTGTTCGACACAATCTTCGGACCCGGTGGTGGTGAGACGTATTCGGTGGCGGCTACCCGTGACCAAGCCCGCATCGTGTTCGGTGACGCAAAGAAAATCATCACGGCGGACGAGGAACTCAGCGGACTCGCGAAGTTGTACCGTGACGCAATCGAAATCCCGTCAACGGGTTCTGTCTACCGTGTCCTATCGGCGGAGGCTGGAAGTTCTGAAGGTTTGAACAGTTCCAGCATTTGGGTGGACGAGTTGCACGCCCAACCGAACCGGCGCATGTTCGACGTCATGCAGTTGTCGATGGCAGCGCGAGGCAACAAAAGTCACATGGTGGCAATCACGACGGCGGGTGTGAAATCGGATTCCCTCGGTCACGATTCCATCGCGTATGACCTCTACCAGTACGGACAGAAACAAGTCCGTGGTGAGGTCGAGGACAAGGACTTCTTCATGGCATGGTGGGAGGACGACGGCGACCACCGCGACCCCGAAACATGGAAACGCGCCAACCCTGGGTTCGGTGATTTGAACGACGAGGGCGACTTCGAGGCAGCGGTCAAACGGACACCGGAGTCGGAGTTCCGGACCAAAAGGTTGAACCAATGGGTTTCGTCCGCGTTGTCATGGTTGCCCGTTGGATCGTGGGAGGACTGTGAGGGTGACGCGAACATAACACCGGACGACGAAATCATTCTCGGTTTCGACGGTTCCTTCTCCGGAGACTGCACGGTCATCGTTGCCGCCACCGTCCCGCAGGATGACGAACCCGTGAAGATTCAGTTGGTCAAGGTATGGGAGAAGAACCTCGACGAGGACGATGACGATTGGCGGGTCGACATTGCGGAGGTGGAACAAACCATCCTCGACTATGTTCAAGCGCACCCGAAGGTCCGTGAGGTGGCGTGCGACCCGTTCCGTTGGCAACGGTCGATGCAAGCCCTGGAGGAAAAGGGTGTCCCAATCATCGAATACCCGTCGACGTCGCCCCGCAGAATGGTCGCCGCGTGCGCGTCCGTGTTCGACATGGTGATGGATAAGAAACTCGTCCACGACGGTAATGGCACCCTGACACGGCACCTTCAGAACGCCGTGGTCAAGAACGACAACATCGGACCCCGCATCGTGAAGGAATCACGAAACACACCTCGGAAGATAGACGCAGCCGTCGCCATGGTGATCGCCGTGGACCGTGCCGTCGTGTCCGGTAGAATAGAACCACAAGTGGTTCCTCAGTTTTTCGGATAGGCTTCAGTCATGTCTACAGTTCTACAGATTGCCGGAGTTGTTGCGATTACCGCCGGAACGTTGCTTGTGTCAGTCCCGGTTGGAATCATTGTTGGCGGCGTGTTTCTGACACTCATCGGTTTCGCCTTGGGGAAGTAGTCCATGGTATTCAACAAACTTTTCGAACAACGTGCGGTGTCGTACCAGTCGATTTTCGCGTCCGGTGATGACATCACCTTCTCGACGTACTCCGGCACGGCTATCAACGCTGATACCGCCTACACGGTCAACGCCGTGTTCAGTGCCGTGAACCTCATCTCGACGACTCTCTCGACTTTGCCGTTGGACGTGTTCATCCGTGACGATGGGACACGCAAACCTTTCCGACCGAAACCGGCATGGGTTGCACGCCCCGACGTCGACCTCACCCGTGAGGCGTTCTACTCGTCCGTGTTCACCTCGATGTTGTTGGAGGGCAACGCGTTTATCCGTGTGTTCTCGAACCGTCGCGGTGAGGTTGTGAACCTTGTCGTGTTGAACCCGCTAACCGTCCGTGTTACACGCAACGCACTCGGTCGCCTGGAGTTCCAAGTCGAAGGTGAAGGTGAGACGCTCACCTCGGACGACATGATTTTCATCCCTGACCTTGTCAAGCCTGGAACGGTTCGCGGTGTTGCACGCACCGAGGCACTTAAGGAATCGTTCGGTTTGGCACTTGGTTTGGAACGGTACGCCCAAACGTTCTTCGGAATGGGCACCACTCTCAACGGAGTCATCGAGACGGATCAGGCGCTGACCGCCGATCAGGCAGCCGATTTGCGCAACGGATTCGACCAGGCTCACCGAGGTTGGCAGAAAGCACACCGCACAGGCGTCCTGACGGGCGGTGCGACGTTCAAACCAACACAGGTGGACCCTGAGAAGTCCCAGGCACTTGAAGCGCGCAGAATGGCAGTTGAGGATGTGGCGCGTGCGTTCAACATTCCCCCGCACCTTCTCGGATTACCCGGCACGAACACCTACAGTTCGGTCGAACAAAACAACCTTGCATGGGTCACGCACTCACTTCGTCCACTTGCCGCGAAGGTTGAGTCTGGGATGTCGATGCTCATGTCCCGTTACCGTGGCGGAAACGAGGCGTTCCTACGTTTCAACCTTGACGGACTTCTCCGCGCTGATTTGCAGGCACGCACGTCGTCCTACTCGACAATGTTGCAGGCGGGCGCAATGTCCATCAACGAGGTTCGCACCTTGGAGGACATGCCACCGGTCAACTCTGACGCGGCACGCCAACCCCGTGTCCCGTTGGCAAATGTCAACATCGACGACTCGAACGTGAAGGCACAAATGGAACGTGTCCGCATGGTCCAGACTCTCGTCTACGCCGGTTTCACTCCGGAAGAAGTTCTCGCGGTCATCGGTGTCGACCCAATCGAACACACTGGACTCGCATCGGTCCAGTTGCAATCGGTGTCGCAGAACGCGCAGGCGGAAACCGAAGGCAATGATATTGACTCGCAGTACAAGGACGAGGTGACGTGATGACCATCATCAACCGGCAAGTGACTCTGAGTAACACTGTGGCGACACAAATTGTTGGCGCGGACAACATGCCTCACGACGTCATCCTTCACAACTCGTCCAAATCCTCGAACAACTACATTTGGATCGCGGGAAGTTCCGCGACCGCTGGAACCGGAACCGGCATGCACATCGACGACTCTGACACCCTGTACATGACACTCCGACCCCACGATGAACTCTGGGCAATCTCAACCCCTAGTGGTTTGATTGTCCACGTCACGGACATTCGGAGGAACGACTAGGCGTGCCTTATTACATTGAGGACAACAACGACGCGTGCGCGGTCGGTCAATGGGCGACCACTAAGGACGACGGCGAAGTCATGGGTTGCCATGACACGAAACAAGAAGCCATCGACCAAGCGCTAGCGATTGCACAATCCGAGGATTCGGAGTTCGTTGGGGAACGTGCGAAGCGTGCCGAACCGGACGAACTGAGTGTCAACGATTTCGTGTCGTGGAATAGTTCCGGCGGTAGGGCACGCGGTCAAATCGAACGCATCGAACGCGACGGCACGATCAACGTCCCAGACAGTGACTTCAGTGTGAACGGCACCGAGGACGACCCCGCAGCGCTCATCAGGATTTACCGCCCCGTCGAAGGCGGTTGGAACTCGACCGACACCCTAGTCGCACACAAGTTCTCAACACTGCGGAAGATTCAACCGTTACCGGCACCACCGGAGGACCGCGACCTACCAGACAACTACCGCCCCGCAACATCGGAGGATGTCCCCGAGGGTCGCGCATGCGGTAACTGCATGTTCTTCAATGAGGAAAACTTGGACGCCGAGGGTCGTGCGTTCTGTGAACGTTGGAACGAATACGTCGAGGGCGGGTTCTATTGCAACGCGTGGGAACCCCGCGACGAGGACCGGCAGGTCAACCTAGTCGCCCCGGCTTATATGAGGGCAGCCGCTAGGCAGGGGTTGCGCTACCACGAACAAGGTTTGTCAGGCGACGGCATCGTCGACCGCACCATCACCGAGGCGCGACAAATGGCGCGAGGTGCCGCGCTCACCCCGGACAAATGGGTGAGGACCGCCGCATGGATTGCCCGCCACATGGCTGATTTGGATGCACCCGCAGCGAACCCGGAGGCGGACGGCTACCCGTCACCCGGTGTTGTAGCGCACCTTCTTTGGGGTTCTGGACCGTCGAGGCGGGCAGCGCGTCGCGCTATGGAGTACGCGGAGGGTGTGGTTGCTAGACTTGAAGAAGAAAATGAAGGTCGCGCTAGGGGTGAAGCCGTGAAGAAACTTGAGACACGCACGAACCAAACCACGTTTGAGATTCGCGAGGTTGAGGGAACGGACGGGATGACGTTCGAGGGTTACGCCTCGGTGTTCAATTCTGAGTCGGAGGACCTTGGGGGTTTCCGTGAGACGGTCGCACCCGGTGCGTTCAAGCGTTCACTCCAGTCCCGCAACGACATCAAAATGTTGTTCAATCACGATACCGGCGCGATTCTTGGGTCGACACGTTCCGGTTCGATGACGTTGGTCGAGGATGAGCGCGGCTTGAAGGTTCGTGCAACACTCCCACAAACAAGTCTCGCGAACGATGTTGCCGAACTTATTCGCACGGGGATCGTCGATTCGATGTCGTTTGGTTTCTCTGTGATCAGGGATTCATGGGATGCGTCCGGAACGAACCGTGTGTTGGAGGCGGTCAGGTTGCACGAGGTGAGCATCGTCGCATTCCCCGCATATTCTGGAACCGCTGGGACGACCACGATGCGCGGACTCGACAAGGTTGCAGAACGTGCGAACGTTGACGCGGACGAACTAGCGGACGCCCTTCTCAAGTTGGAGGAAGGTGCGGAACTGTCCATCGACGAGGCGACCATGTTGTCCCGTGTGGTTGACGAGTTGAAGCCCGCCACCGATGAGGCAGCCGAACCGGAGTCCACGAACGACCCCGACATGCTCATGTTGAAAAAGAAGAAACTCGAACTAATGGAGAAGTACTAATGGCGACACACGCACAAATCAAGTCCGCAATTTTGAAGGTTGCAGGGAACCCTGAGTCCGGCGCTATCCGCGATCTGGCTGATGCTATGGCTTCGGCGGTTGAGGCTATTGACGCACCGGAGGTCAAGGAGTACAAGCCGGTCGCGGAGACTCGTGTGATGAAGGCTTCCGAGAAGCGCTAGGCGCAAAGAAGAAACCCCCGCCGTAGCGAGGGTTTCCGGTTTGGACCGTTAGGCGAATGTCGCCTTTAGGTCATTGACGGTTGGCGCGGAGTGTGCGAACCAATCAGGGATGACCTTATAGCATCCCTTACAACCAACGCCACCGGAACCGAGTCCGGTTGCGACCGCCTCGCAGCACTGCGTCAGAGGGTAGACGCCCGGAAAGAAATCACTGTCGTCAATCTCGACCGTGACAACACCGTGAGTTGGGTGAACGATGATGGTGCGGAGTAGCAAGTCCATGATGGACTCCTTTCTGCTGGTATCTCCAGCGATGGGGTTTGGGTTGGACATGACTCAAGTGTATAGCGCTATACACACAAAGACAAGCC